TTGAATAAACGCGCTAATTGGTAAGCGATAAAATATTGCACCGTTTTCCATAATAGCATGAAATAATATAGCACGACCTGTAAGAGCGCTAAGACCAAAGATAATACAGTCACTAACTTCTCCATGATGTTTTTTACAGTCATATAAATATTCTCTTTTTATTTGTGCATAAGTTGGTGGTATGTTTGCATTTAAGTAAGCCATAATTCAATATTATCATCAAAGTCCCTATAGTCTATTGTAATTTCGTCGCCTATTTTTATATTTTTTAAAGCTATACCATCTTCATCAACAGTAGGATTATTACTGTGATTTAAATATTTTTCATTATCTATGCCTAAACAATATTCATTTTCACTTTCTTCATGAGCATGTGTTTGTATAAAATTAGCTAAAGCTAAAGGCATTCTAGGTAGATTTGTTTTGTTAAATCGTATCTCAAACTCTGGCCTTACTTCTTTTATTTTTTTACCTTTAGTAATATTTTCTTTTGAAAAAACACCAATGCCTTGAATTTTACTTTTATCTAAGTAAGTGTCTATTAAAAACATTATTTTATTGTACCCCAATTTGGTCCTGATTCATAGTCTACCTTGTTCTTAACTTTAAGAGGTATAGCAGTTTCCATTAATTGTTGAACCATGATCCGTGTTTCTTCATCCTTGATTGATACACAAAGCTCATCATGTATTTGTATATGAGGTACTATACCTTTTTCATATAATAGAACCATTGACTTTTTTGTCATATCAGCAGCAGATCCTTGTATCAGTCTATTCAAAGCTTTGTAAGTAAAAGCAGGAGTAAAATAGTTTTTAAACCAGTCTCGTCTTTCTTCCTTTGTATGTTCTTCTATTTTTTTTTCTGATTTAGTATTAAAATCTATTTTAAATTTATTCCATGCTTCTTCTTTTGATAAAAGTTTAGGAGCTATCCAGTCCCCTTCGTAAGTAATTTTACCAGTTTTTTCATTAATTTTTTCTTTTGCTTCTGGATCCCATTCTTCAAATTTACGTATCTTATTATTCCATCTTTTATTAACACTTTCATATTTATCAAATCTACAAAACCTATCCTCTAAGGTAAAAACTAATCTGTTTTTTTGAGCAAAACCCATTAAAGCATCTGACAATTGTTTAACAAAAGGAACTCTTCTATGATAAGTATCAAATAATTGTTTAGCTTGATCTTTATCTAAATTTAATTCTGCCTGTAGCTTGCCTTTACCCATACCATAAAACAAACCCAGATTAATTGTCTTAGCTTGTTTTCTAGATATCTTAGCCATGTCTGCTACTATCTGGTGAAAGTCTGCTTTATCATTATCAAACTTCTTTTTTAAATCGTCTGTTTCTCTCATTTTGTGTTTAAGAGCATAATGCACCACAATCCTCGGTTCTTGTTGAGAATAGTCAAAACTACCCCATGTATGGCCTTCCTCGGGGATAAATAGCTCCCTCATCTTCTTACCTATATAACCTTTGGAAGGTATCTGTTGTAGGTTTGGATTACTCATTGAGAATCTACCAGTCACAGTTCCTCCTCCATCACCTCTAATTTGATTTATATCTGCATGAATTCTACCTTTGTAGACATATCCTTTTAAACCTTCGATAAAAGTATTTACAGCCTTATCAGCTTCTCTTGCTTTTGATACCATTCTTAAAAATCTATCTTCATGAGTTTTTAAAAAGTCTTTTGGAAGTTTAGGCATTCCTGACTTAGGTGTTTTTTCAAATTTTGTTATCTTTCGATTATTTAATAATTCTTTAATAGAAGTTGCTGCCCATAATTGAAGATCTAACTTTGTATGTTTCTTTATTATTTTTAAAAGATTATTTCTTCTAAGTGTTAGTCTTTTACCAAGTAGGTCAAGTTTTTGGACATCTATTCTAACTCCTTTAAATTTCATTTCAACTAAACAAGGAAACAATCTTGTTTCTAATTCAAAAATATTTCTACAACTATATGTTTTATTATTTTCAGGTTTAATATATAATACTTCATCTAATTTTTTATCAAAAAGATTCCATAGTTTTAAAGTTAAATTAACATCTTGTTTAGCATATTCTTTTACTACTTTAGATGGCAGCTTATGCATGTTAGACATTGGGTCCTTTTGCATACCTCCAGACCATTCAAAAGTTTTTTCTTGTAAATCATATTTGTATTTATTGTCGTCAAGATAATCTTTAGACAAAGCATCTAAAGAATATTTAAATCTGTTTTCATCAATTACAGATGCAGCTACCATAGTATCAACAATACGACCTTTAAGTTTTTTACCTGTTGTTGCTTGAAGCCAACAAACATCATACATTGCATTGTGAAATACTTTTGTAATTTTATCGTTTTGTAAAAGTTTTTCGTTTAACTCTTTCCAAAAATTTTCTAATTCTTCACCTTCTAAAATATTATCAGAATGATGTATTGGAAAGTATACTGTGTCTTTTCCTGTTGCAACTGCAACACCTGTTATAAAACCATCTTTTCTTATGGCTCCTAAACCTTTTGTTTTTAAATTAGGATCGTACGTTTCTATATCAATAGCTACAACATTTACATCTTGTAAATCTAAATCTTTTGGCGTGTTACACATTATAATCCCTTTCTATAATCATTTCTATAAAGTGTATTGCTTTCAATAAATCTTGCTTCTTTCCTTTGTCTCGATGACGTATTATATATTTTATAGCACAACCTTCGGGATATAGCAATTCGTTCTCTACTACAAACTTACTGGGTTGAATTTTATACTTTTGATAATGAGATCCTCCGTGCTGCTTGTCCCAAACGTTTTTCTTTTTCATAGTTCTAAAATATCCCTTCTGTGATTTTGTATTCCTGCTAAAGAAGCTCTACTAGGAGAAGAACTTCCTATGCTCCAACAATCTACTTTACCTCTACTGTAAGCAACATAAGCTAATCTTACTGGTTCAAAACTACGAGGTTCTTGTCTATAAATTGATAAGTCAACTATAACGTTATCAAATGTTAAACCTTTTACTTTGTGTATTGTATCGTGTTTAACTCTTGGAGTTTTATCTGTATCCATACCATTTATTAAAACTTTATTAATGTAGGGTGTTTTTTCTATTAATTCTTTTTTAGTTACAACTTGTGAAAATCTTTCAAATTGTTTTGCTTCTGGTTTTATAAATCCCATGTCAATTAATTCTTGAATATTATAATCTTTATTAATTAAAGTTTTTAAATTATCTACGTCGCTTTTACCATGAGCTTTTACTGACTTACCTATTATAGGCCAATAGTCTAATACTTGTTGTTTAGAAACAGCATCTTTTAAAAAAGTTTTCCAACTTTTAAAACATTGAAAGTGTTTCCTGGACACATGAGGATTTCCTGATAACAAAGAATAGTCTATTCCATTATCTTGTAAAAATTGATTTATTCTTTTATGAGTAGGGTTCCCTCTGTATGTAAATAAAAAAGTTTCATTGGTGTTTAATATTTTATTAATTAAAATATTTTTAGCTTGGCAACTTTGTTCTAAGCTTGGAATCCAATAAGATTTTCCAACGGTTTCTGTTGGAGTCCAAGTTCTTTTTGCATAATCACCATACTTTTCCCAAACAGGTCTAATAATATTTTTACATATTTTATTTATAGTTTGACCACATCTTTTACCCTCAGTAAGTTCGTTTGCTTTTGCCTCTTTTGAATTAGCTAATGCATAAAAAAATTCAGGATCAGATCCTGCATATTCGTGAATAGTTTGGTCCGCATCTCCTATAAAAATAAATTCTTCAGCTTTTGTAGCTGCTTTTTGTAAAGCTTTTATTTGAGGTTTACTGCAGTCCTGGGCTTCATCTACTATTAAAACATCTATATCTTCTGGTGTTTCTGCTTTAAATAAAAAATTATCTATCATATCTTCAAAAGATATTTTTTTATGCACACTTCTAAATGTGTTATATTTTTTTATTAATTTATATAGTTGATCTTTACTATAAGGATAATAACGAGAAGGCTCGCACACAGCCCAATACTTATTAAAATCTAAACCTTTACCGTGTGAATGAGAACTGTATTCATATACAGGATGTTTTTCCCAACTTTTTTTATTCCAAATTTTCATAGATTGATTTTCATTACAAAATCTTTCATGTTCTTCTTTTTCATATTTTTGTAAAGGTAAATACTCTGCTTTGAAATAAGCATGTATTGTACAAATCTGATCTTCTAATCTTGTATCAGGTACACTTTGTATTTCTGGTAAACCTTTTACAGCTTTTCTAATTTCTTTTGCAGCTAAAACAGTATGAGATAAAACTACTATTCTTTCCCAAGAATATTTTTTTAACAACTCAGCATACTTATCTTTTAACCATATATGAGTTTTACCTGTTCCAGGAGGACCAGGAATAAATTCTGGTGTTTTTATATTATTCATCTTCTATCATACTTCCTGCTTCATCTCCTATGACTACAGCTTCACCTTCCCATATTATTTTTTGATTATTTGTCTTCTCTCCTTCTATTACCCACGCAATGCAAGACTTACCTTTGTATTTACCACGGTCTCTTTTTGCTTTTAAAATAGTTTGAAGTTTATTAACAAGGTCAACTCTTTGTAAATTTATTCTATTCTTAATTAATTCTTTTTCAAAATTGTTTAAATCAAATTCTATTGTAGATTTTTTATCGTTAAAATAAGGCAGTTTATGAATAAACAATTGTTCCTTATCTGTGTACACACCTTTTACATCTAGATAATCTAAAAATATTCTTTTGAATTGTTCTTTGTCTTCTGCTTCTTTCACATAGTTTTTAGAAAACTTTCTTGCATAAAATTTAGTCATCATCATTTTTTCAAAGTCTATTGCTTTCATTCTTGGTAGCCATACTTTTGCTTGACTCATAGCTAAATCATAAAATATTTTTGGATTCATAAGTGATGCTCCATCAATCCAAACTTTTCTTTGAATCATTTCTTCTTTTTCTGGAACGTTTAAATAAACGTTATATCTATCTGCACCATACTCTTCTATAAAATCAATAGTATCTTGCGATACCTGATTTGTTATGCTTTCAAAAATTCCAATCCAGTTAAACAAACCTTGAATGTTTCTATGACTGTAACCTGTAAGTTCATGAATTTTATTTACACCAAACTTTCTATCTGTTTTTCTAGTTGTAGTTCCTTTTTTTAATCTTTCTTTGACATCATCGTTTGCTGCTTCCGCAATTCTAGAAATAAATAAATCTATTTGTTCATCTGTCCAATCAGAATTCTTAACTAATACTCCTGCAATTGCTGTGCAATATTCATCTCTACTTCCTGTTGTTGGATATATAATTGTTAGTGCTGCAGACAAAGCAGCTTTACCTACATCAATAAGTAAATTACCTTGATACTCTCTTATCTCTTCAAATTTTTCCCATCTTACATTTGTTTTTGATTTACTATGTAAAGACCCAGGTACTATTGTGTATCTTTTTTTTTCAGTTCTTAACTCACATATCATAGAACCGTGTGGAAAATTTTTAAAATCTTTTTCAAACTCATCTGGTAATCTAAATTGTTTAAATGGAATTTTACTTTTGTTTGACCAGAGGTAATGACTAGTTGGATTGCCATCTCTTCCAAAAATAGCACCACAATCTTTTACATAAAAATCTACAAATTTTTTTACAAATTCATTATCGATATCTAAATCAACATCGTTATCTAATCTTAGTGCAATCTCTGCTGTTTCGTGATCCCTGTTCCATATATCTTTCTCTATTTTAAAATCTGGGTCGGTATACTTTTTAACCTTTGGTGTACCTTTCAGACAGGGTATAATAATCCTATCCAAATCCAACCAATCTACATAACTTATAGGTTCTTTATTCATTTATTTTTTTATTAAGTTTTGAGTGGGCGTTTCCACTCTCGCTTCGACGCCCATCCCTGCAGGAAATTATAAACTAAATTCTTTTTTAGCTTCTTTGGTTTCAGGTTTAGCTTCTACTTCACCTTTACTTACAGACGCTGCAAAAGTTTTAGCCATGTCATAGATTCCTCTATTTTCAACAGGACCAGCTTTTGACACATCCCAACCAAACCATGTTCCTTTGTCGTTAGACATCTGAACAGTAGATAGTTTATAAATGTGGCTGTATGTTGGCGGAGTAAACAAACCATTTTTACCTTGCATCTTGATACCCATCATCATTGAGTTCCATTTTCTACTCACTTTTAATTGAGTAGACTTCATAGAAATTAATGCATGTTCTACATTTTCTGGGCTTTTACCAAGAGTTAGCACGAAGTGATTTGCAGTGTTTTCAAGATAGTTACCATTCGGTAATCTATCTTTATAGTCTTTACCTCTAGTCGTTTGACTAACGATATTACTATCTGCACTATGTATCGCAACAGGTGCACCAGTGCTGGTACCTCTGTCTTGCCATTCAACATACTGTCTTTTATAAAAAACTGGTATGACATTTAAAGAGTCAAACAGTTCGTTAGTGACAGTGTTGATTATTTTGCCGGGCTCTGCGCCTTCGACATACTTACCATCTCTTTTGTTTACCTCTGGAGATAGTTGTCCCAAAATTTTTAAAAATGGTAACGCAAGATCGTCTTGCGATATATTTTGAGTACCTTGTTGTGCATCTGCTTCCATATCAAATGTTGCTAATGCTCCATTCTTTTTTTCCGTTACTTGGTTCATGTTACTTGTTCCTTTTTATTGTTGTCTTATTCTCTGAGAAAACCCCAAAGATTTCCGTTGGCATCTCTTTACCTGCCTCAATACGCTCACGGACTAACGCTTTTAAAGTCATGGGCTCAACCTTCATCTTTTGTGTCGGTTGAAACCCTTGACCTTTTGCAAGATCGGCATAATCAGCCGCCTTGTTATCTTCGTTGCGACCA